GGTTTGGACTACGCATTGAACTTTGTTGGTGGCCTCGGCTTCGGCCCTGACCACCCTGCTGTGCAAGCTGCCATGACTGGTGACTTCACGCTGATTCAAGCACAACTTGCTACTCTCGGCCCCAAGGCTGCTGGCTATCAAGACGTGGTTGCACTGGCTGAGCAGGCGTACAAGAACACAGTGGAGAAGCACCAAGCTAACGAAGCGGCACTGGGCCAGATGGCTCATCAGGCTGCTGGTGGCCCTGAGCGCTGGGCACAAGTCCAAGCGTGGGCATCTGCAAACGCAGACCCACAAGAGAAGCAAGCTATCAACGCAGCCTTGGCTGCTGGTGGTGCGCAAGCTAAGATGGCCCTGAATTATTTGGTACAGTGCTACAACAAGAGTTCTGGTAGCGTGCAGGAACCAGCTTCGGCTGTGAACCCTAACGCTTCCCGTGCTGCTGGTAATGGTAATGCACCTCTTACTGCTAAGGCGTACGCCGAGGCAGTGCAAGAGCTGTCACGTCAAGCAGGTGGTCGCGACATTGCGGACAACCCAGCTTACAAAGCATTGCAAGCCCAACGCCTCGCGGCGAAACGCGCTGGCTATTGATCCATATAACGAGAACCTGACCGCTGCATGCGGCGGGCCTCGTTTCTCTAAACTTAACCGCCGACTATCTTAAGGCGGGATTTTAAATAGGAGCCTACAATGGCCTTAGACGACACCTTTAATGTCACGTTCCCCAATGCTATCAACGGCGTTGACTCCACTCAAGCCGAGAAGCTGGCGCTTGTCATTGAAGAATTTACTGGCATGGTTGAAGGTACCATTGCACGCCGCTCGGTGTTGCAAGGTGTTGTGCCTGTCCGTACCGTGAAGGGTACTGCGACATTCACCAACCACGCAGTTGGCAAATCGACCTTGCAGAAGGTTGTGCCCGGCCAACAACTCGACGGTATCAAGTCTGATTTCTCTAAGAACTCTGTGACTGTTGATACTGTGGTTGCAGCCCGCGAATCGTTCCCATTGCTGGACGTGTTCCAAACTCAGATCGACGTGCGCCGCGAAGTCGCTACTGAACAAGGCAAAGAGATTGCTAAGTTCTGGGATCAAGCGTTCTTCATCCAAGCTGTGAAGGCCGCGTTGCTGACACAATCTACCTTCTCTAAGGGTAGCTCTGGCAAACCTTCTGGTCACTTCGGTGGCAACCAAGAAGTGTTGGCCTCGGCATTGGACTTGAAAGACCCTGCCAAGTTGTACGCAGCTTTGGCTCGCTTGATGGTCAAGTTCGAGAACAAAGACGTTGACCCACGCAATGATGACGTGATGATCGTTGTGAAGCCTGAGGAGTACTACACTCTGATCCAAGCTGAGCAGTTGGTCAACACTGAGTACGTCACTGCCGCTGGCAACAAAGTGAACGATGCTTGGGTCTTGAAGACCTACGGCGTGCCTGTGTTCAGCTCGAACAACTTGCCCGCTGGCTTGAACATCACAGGCCACCACTTGTCCAACGCTGGTAACGGCAATGCTTATGACGGCGACTTCTCGAAGCTCGGCGTGTTGGCATTCAGCCCACGTGCCATCATGGGCGGTGAGACAATCCCGTTGACCACTGACGTGTTCTACGACAAGCTGTACAAGTCTTGGTTCGTGGACAGCCACTTGGCCTTCGCTGTCGGCCCTAACCGTGCTGAGTACGCTGGCGCATTGATGCTGCCGTAAGCACCACTGGCCTAGCCACAAATACCCCCATCGTTTATTCGGTGGGGGTTTTTTGCTTTTGGAGAAAATTTTGATTACAACTCTCACTATCGTGAACGAGATGCTAGGCCTGCTTGGTGAACTCCCAGTCAACGACCTTGACGCATTTCATCCTGTAGTTCCACGCGCACTCGCATCCATCGACGTAGCGCAGGCCAGCATTCAGGCTGACCAGTGGTGGTTCAACGTGGAAACACCAACCCTAATTCCTCAAGTCGGTAATCAGGAAATCCTGTTGCCGTCAGATTGTCTGTCGGTAGACTCTATCGCTGTGTCACCCAATGTGTCCATGCGTAATGGTAAGCTCTACAACAACGACGATAGCACTTACAAATTCGATGACTCTGTACCCGTGCGCCTGCACCGCTTGGTAGCCTTTGATGAGCTGCCAATGTCTGCCCGTGCGTACATCGGTGCTGAGGCCCTCATTCAATTTCAGAACTCCATTGATGGTGATGCAGCTAAGACGCAGCTCTTAACTGATCGTCGTCAACGCGCCTTCGTTGTATTCAACGCTGAGCACATTCGTCGCAAGAAGGCTAACATGCTAGCACGTCCCGGTGTGGCTGCTACTCTTGCAAACATTGTTGGCTACCGCCGCCCGTGGTCTGGTGGTCGTCGTGCACGTTACCGTTAAGGAGACACTATGAAAGTTAGCGGTTCATACGCAACTGTTCACCGTGGCGTGAGCCAACAGATTCCCGAGGCCCGCCTCGACGGTCAGCATGGCGAGCAGGTCAACATGCTCTCTGACCCTGTGGCTGGTTTGGCCCGCCGCCGGGGCACAGACCACCTCATTGACATTCCAATCCTCGTGAACCCCGCTGCCGATGACAAGGCTGACCTGCGCAGCTTCGTTACCCGTGGGTTCAAAATCAGTACGACTGAGTACGACTTGCTGTATCGCAAAGCAGCACGCCCCGCAGGCGCGTCTACAGCCCCGCTGTACTGCTTTAATAAGGCGACCAATACCAACGTACCAGTCGAGTACGATAGCGCCGATACGGACGTTTTGAGCATCATCAACGGTGGTGTGTCCGGCGTGGCCCAGATTGGGCGCATCATGGTGATCGCGGGCAAGGCCCATGTCCCAGCGGGTGCGAGCACGGACGTGTTCACGCCTGTGTCAAACCGCCGCTACGGCTCTATCTGGGTGAAGGGTGGCGCGTACTCGCGTACGTACACAGTGGTGATTACCCGCAACGGCACAATCACGACCATCACGTACACCACACCAAGCAGCTCGTACCAAGGTACGCTGACAACCTCCGACATTCCATCGGGCGCTACTGATTATCAAAAGCAAGTCAATGACCGTGTGAACGCCTACAACTCTGCCGTGACCGCATGGCTGGGTTCAGCCGCTGCTGCTACACAGCCGCAGGCCGTGGCCGAACAACTGCGCACGCTTATCGCTGCACAAGGTATCACGGTCACACGTAATGGTAGTCACCTGTTCATTGATGACGCTACCCTCACAGGTATCACAGTGAACGACAACGGTGACGGTACGTTCCTACGTGCTGCACATCAGTCCGTGGTGGAGGCTTCGCAGCTCACCAATATGCACTACGTTGGCAAGATCATCAAGGTGCAGGCTAAGGACAACGACCCAGCTTACTTCTTGAAAGCTGTTGCTCGCGTCCCCGGTACCACTGGCTACACTGATGTAGTGTGGGAGGAGGCTGCATCGCATAGCTTCACACCCGGTGTGTGGTTTGCTCTGGGTACTGTCGAGGACGAGCACTTCTATATTGCGAGCACGCCTGAGAAGCTACGCACGCTTGTGCCCAGCTTGACCATCCCCGACTTGGGTGGCCGCACTGTGGGTGACTTGGACACGAACCGTGCACCTTACTTCATCAACAACCCGATCACCTACGTGGGCAACTTCCAAGACCGCCTTGTGGTTGGTAGTGGTTCCGTTATCTCCATGAGCGAGGTTGGTGAGTATTTCAACTTCTTCCGCACATCGGTGCTGACTGTGGTTGACACTGACCCGGTTGAGGTGTTCTCGACGGGTGCAGAGAATGACATTATCCGCAACAGCGTGTTGTTCGATAAGTCCTTGCTGTTGTTCGGTGATAAGGCACAGTATAGCATCTCTGGCCGCAACCCTGTTACGCCTGCCACTATCTCTGTGATTCAGTCAAGCTCACATGAGGACACAACCACTGCGGAGCCTGTGGCTTCTGGTGACTTGGTGTTCTACATGAAGGAGCGTGAGGGCGTCTCGCAGGTGTATCAGCTCACCATTGGTGATGTGTCCGACACGAGTAATAGCAGTGAATTGACGCAGCAACTGTACGACTACATCCCCGGCACGCCGTTGGAGTTTATCGCTACAACTTCACCTAACATGCTGCTGGCCCGCACGGACGACAACTACAACACGATCTACACATTCCGCTACATTGATTCGCTTGGTGGGCGTGAGCGTTTGCTTGACTCGTGGAGCCGCTGGGAGTTCGACGAAATGTTGGGCGACCTTATTGGTTTCAGCGTGTACCGTGGGCAGGTTCTCCTGTACTGGGCGCGTACTGCTGTAGATGCAAGCGGCGTGACCCGCACATGGATCAGTGTTGATCGTGCATCGTTGCTGCCCAAGCTAGATGCTAAGCCCTACGTTGACTCGGCACGTCCATATAGCGCCGTAATGAATGGCAACGCTAGTCGCTCGTGGCATGCGGGTACCGCCGTGCATACTGCGTACAAGCGTGGGACAGATGCGTACCTACAAGGTGACGCTGTTCTCGCTAACGTGCCCAGCATGATGAGCGAGTTCCCCAATGTACCTGAGAGTGACCTTGTGTGCGGTGCACCATTCAGCTCTTACATTGAGATGACCAACCCATTCATGCGCGATGAGAAGGGTAACGTGGTTGTGACAGGCTACCTCACATGCACGCGTGTGACTATCGCTTACGTTGACACTGCACGCCTTGAGGCTACGACTACGACTGAGTTCAGCTCTGACATTGCGCTCAGCTTCAACTCCCGCATCCTTGGTGACATTACCAACGTGGTGGGTAAGCAGGCTGTGCACAAAGGCTCTGTGCCCGTGTTCATCGGACGTGAGGTACGTGCGTACACTTTGAAGATTGCATCGAAGGAGTGGTACCCAATGACGCTGACAAGCCTTGAATGGACTGGTCAGTATTTCTATAATTCCAAGCGAGTATAAGGAGCAAACATGGCAGGTAGTCCTAACGTGTTTATGAGCATCTTCAATGGTGCTTCTTCTCGCGCTGTTCGTCGTGCTCAGAACCAAGTCTGGGCAGCGGAGGCTGATGCTGCGAATCAAATTCGTGAAGCACAGAATGAATCCAAAGCTGCACAGACTGGCCTCGCATACTACATGCAGACCGAGAACAACAAGCGGCGGTTGGCTGCGGGTGCTAAGAACCTTGAGGCAGGCGTCACCAACTTGCAGCGTATGCAAGAGGCGTTCACCACAGGTAGCTTAGAAACGCAGCTCGCTGCTGCTGAGGCGGCGGGTGCGTACAGCGCCCACGTTGCTATGACAGGCACAGGTGGTAATGCGGTTGACATGATTGACCGTACCATGCAGCTCAAGAATGCGCGTGCTGCACAAGCACGTAGCAAGGCGCAAGGTCAAGCAACCTATGACATGCTCGGCCAGATCAGCGGTATCATGCCGCAGACAATCGCTGGGCTTGACATGACGTACATCAATGCTGGCATTGACTACAGCAAGTCGATTGCGAAAGAGAACCTCATCAGCGATAACATCTGGTCTGACGTGATCTCCGCTGGTCAGCACGCACTGGCGCTTATCACTGGTGGGCAACCGGGGCCAGCACCCGGCGCAGAGACTGGTACGGGTAGTGGTGTTCAGGCTACGCCGTCACCATACGATGCGAGCAATCCCTACAGCTTGAGCAGCGGGCCTTCCAATGCGTATAGCTTCAAGGCGAGCCCGAGTCAGTATTCACTTAAATAAGGAGTCCCTATGGTTTGGGCTGGATTTTCAGAGAAAGGTCAAGGTGGCGAGGAGCGTGGCCCAAGTACGTTCACGTTCGTGCCGCCTGACGCAGTACGTGCAGGTGCTGGGCCACAGGGTCAAGCAGTACCTGTGCAAATGGGCATGGGCGGTAGTGTTGCTCCGGGCCTGACCACAGCGGCACCGGGCGTTGACCGCGCTGGTGCTGATGCCACTATCCAAATGCTGACGAAAGTTGGCGAGGATATTATGGCCCCGCACATGAAGCGTATGCGTGAGGAGCAGTTCCTCAAAGGTATGCAGAAGGCCGCGTCTGGTGAAGCAATGCAAGACATTGTAAACAATCAGCCGTGGTACACAAAGATTTATGGTGACGCTCCACTCGTTGAGGGTGCACGTGCGTACACTGTAGAAACATCAGTGGGTAGCTGGGCTGCTAAGCAAGAGCAAGAAATGGAGAAGCTCCGCACGCACAGCCCAGAGTCTATCCCTAAGGTGCTCGCGGAGTCCATGAAGGCGTTGACTACGGGCGATGCAGCAACTGATTCTGCTGTGCAGATGCGTGCCATGCAGATGGCCCCGCAGCTCATTAAGCGTCAAACGAAAGAGCACTACAAGTGGCAGCAGGAAAACCTGAGCCGTCAACGTGTTGATTCAATTCTGACACAAGGCTCGTTGCTGAATCTTGCACAAACTGCATCACCCGGCATCTACACGCCTGAGGAGATTCAACAACGCAAGGATGCGCTCATGGCCGTGAGTACGCCTGCAATGGGCGCTGACCCTGAATCGTGGGAGAAAGACCTCGCTACGTCGATGGGCCTCATGGCTGAGAAGGGCAACTTCCACGCAGTGTCTGCATTCCGTGAAGCGGGTGTAGTGTCACGCATGAATCCTGAGAAGCGCCTCGCAGTTGAGAGCATGATTAACCGCTTTGAAGTGAACCACGCTTCTGAGGCTGCGATTGAGTACAGCCCGCGCATCTCTCAAATCAAAGAGGACGCACAGAACGGCTTGATCTCTGCGAAGCGTGTGCACCAACTGTACGATGAACTCAACAACGAGTACCGCACCAAGTCCGGCAACTCGCAGCCGTTGATCCGCAAGGGTGACTACGTGGCTGACGAGCGTGCAGCTATGTCCGCTGTCTTCCGCATGCAGCGTGCCACTGCCTCCGCTGCTGCTACACAAACTGACAATGAGGCCGCACGTGCAATGATGGTACAAACCATTCGCATGGGTGGCGCAGCTACTGCGCATGACCAAGGTGGCCGTGCTGCTGCACTCGTCAAAGAAGTATTCAACGCTGAGTGGAACCGCTTGACTGAGATTCCACCCAATGCCACAGTTGAGACTGTGATGACAAACCGTGCACTTGCAAACAAGATGCTGGTGGACAACGCACTCGCTGGGTACGTCAACCCGCACGTAAAGAACACGCTTGAGATTCTTGTGAACTCGGTGAGCGGTCAGACGTACCATCCCAACTTTGGTAAGGCGTTTGACATTTGGAAGAACATGGCTGAGACTGGTGGGCAAGAAGCACAGGTACGGTACTTCGGTGCTGCTGACCATAAGCGCTTGCAAGCATTCAGTGCTGCAATGGGTGGCCGTGATCCTGCTGATCCAAAGAACGCTGCACTCGCTGACGTTGCATTCCAACAAGCAAAGCGTAGCCTCACTGACATGAAGCCTTTGGAGAAAGAAGCCCTCAAAGATGTGACCAAGCGTATCAACGCTATGGCACCCGGTATGTTCTTCAAGGACTACACCATGTCTGATGGTAGCATGAACAACATGCTACAGGCGCTTACACCGCACGTGCGCAATTTCGGCACACAGGCCAGTGGTGATGCGTTGTTCAAGATGGCGATGGGTGGCGCCAAGGCTGACGGTCTTGAGATGGCTGGTCGTTGGGCATGGTCACGTGACAGTGCACAACCCGGCATTGAGACATTCTTTCAGGCTGGTGGTAAGGAGTTCATGTCACCTGAGAAGATGGGACAAGCTGTTGATGCCACATTGAAAGTAGCTGCGCAGGAGCGTGGCCTTGATGTGGACAAGCTACAGCTCTACCGTGTCGCTGATCGTGGCGGTAAGGCTTATTTTCACGCTGTCGTTCAAGGCAGCAATGACGTACCCATCGTCATCAACTCAGATCAAATCAAAGCATACGGTAAGAAGTCTTTGCTTGGCTCTATTCGACCACCCTCGGAGATGCCTAGCATCTACGCTAAGCCCGAAGAATGGGCAGCATACCGAGAGTATCAACGAAAGATGAAAGGTAATCAATGACATTGGATGAAGTGACAGGCGACCTGCCTGCAAATGATGGAGTAACGGGCGGCGCACGCACTGCCGCTTCTACGATGTACGACCAAGTTGGTGGGCCACGCCCACTCCCACGTGGTAAGGGAAAGAAGCCGCAGGCACCAGTGGAGTCCCTGCGTCCCAAAGCAAACTCCATGTATGCTGCGACTGACCCACGTATGATCGCGGACGAACCATCGTTGGCAGAGCAGCTCGACGCGCAAGCTCGCGCTAAATACGCTGCTGACCAGTCTGTAGGGTTTACTGCTAAAGTAGGCGCTGCTTATCAGAACGAGATGACCCCGTACATTGATGCGCTTGTGCGCACAATCCGTCCATCAACTGATCGACTGGATGTTGCATGGCGCGATGACCGCAACAAGAATTGGGAGAAATACTTTGCTGGCTACACTGACGAGGAGCAAGAGCTTCTTCAAGGTGCGAACAACAAAGACGACTGGGATCACCGAGTTGAGCGTATTAAGACCCAGCGTGAGAACGCTGAGATTCTCGCTACGTCAGGCACTGCTGGACAAATAGGCTATGGGTTGTTGGCTGGCATTGCAAACCCAGTGAACTGGGTAGCGGGCATTGGCATGAGCGGGGCCGTTGCAAAACTGGGCCTGAGTTCAACGCAGCTTGCGTTACAGGGCCGCAAGGCTGCGGCTGTCGTGTCGAACGTAGCAGAAAACGTGGTTGGTAACGTGGCTGTTGAGGGCGCGTTAGATATTATGGGCGAGCACAAGTCAATGTATGATTACGGTGCTGCTGCAATGATGGGCTTGATCCCATCTACCGTGACTGGCCCGCTGGCTTACAAGCAAGCGCAAGAAAGTCTTGCTACTCGCATTCGTGTCGAAGGCGAAATGCGCAAGGCAAAGATCATGCAGCAGGCCCTTGAGAACGTGGGTAAAGACGCACCCGACGAAGTGAAGATTAAAGAGGCTGAGCGCCTTGAGCGTGAGCAAGTTGCTACTGTGCAACGAGCCGCAGCTACACGCGCAAAAGAAGATGATCGCATCCCAGCACACAACCTCGACGAGATGCCTCCCGAGGAGCCTCCAGTTGTAGAGGCCCCAAAAGCACAGGCAGATGGTACTGTTGCAAAGGCAGCAGACGAAGTGCCCGCTGTGAAAACAGTAGAACCTGAGGCAACCCCGAAGGCTACACCCACAGAGGCACCTACTGCCCTGCCTGCCGCACTTGCAAAGGCTGCACCGCGCTACTCCTATGGCGCAAAGCAGTTTGATCTTGAGTTTGCAAATGACGTTGATCGCGCTGCCTACATCATTGCTGGCAACAAGCCCAGTAAACGCGATGCCGATTACCTCAAGTTCGTTATGGACTCCACGGGATACTCCGAAGTGCGTGCACGTGAATATGGCAAGCAGGTGCGCGAGCGCATCAAGGGCATGGCGAAGACTGCGGAACCCGGTAAGCTGTCGGTTGAAGCGCACGCTATGGATGACCTCAATGCTGCACCTAGCTACGACAGCCGCATGGACTTGACCACGCGTGAGATGCTGATGCGTACACAGGAGGGTGAATCCAAACTCAAGGCGTACAGCCCAGAGCTTGACGTGGATACTGTGCACGCACTGGGCGAGGGTGTGCATTTATCGGACAGCGTTAAAGACCTCCCAATCTTTAAGTTGTACCAACAGATGCTCACGCCGCTGTATAAGGAGTTCTTGCCCGGTCGCACAATCGTGCTCTCAAAGGTTATTCAGACCCGCAACATCAGCGGCGAGATGATTATACCTGACGGTGCACACGTGGCTATTTCCAAGCAAGCGTCACTGATTGCGTTACGCCCCGGTTCTGCTACGCTAGCAAGCACGCTGACGCACGAGCTTGGTCACATGATCTCTCGACAGTTCGTTCCAAACCTACCACCTGAGCAGTTAGATAAACTGTTGCAGGCATACAAGGACTGGGCGTTGCTGTATCGTACACCAAAGAAAGCTGCTGACGCATTGATGCTGCGCAGCCCAATGGTGCACAGCGAGAACGCAAACATGGGCGACAAGTCGCTGCATCAAGCGATTGCGAGCGCCCGCGATAAGTCATTTGCTGATAAGTATTATGGCAACTTCGAGGAGTTCTTGGCTGAGCAGTTCTCAAAGTATAGCGAAGCAGGCGCACGTGGTATCGGCCCCGGTGCTACTGTCATGTACGACAAGAACTTTGTGAGCATGGTGGCTGCATTGTTCAAGCGCCTTGTTGACCTGTTCACCACTGCACAGGACAAAGGCATGCTACGCGCCTCCGAGAGCTTTGAGCAGTTCATTGAAGGTGTGCGTGCATCCAACCGAGCCGCTGCTGCTGAGGCTGCTCCCGCTCCAAAAGCTGCCGCCACTGCTGGCGCTGATGATCTGGCTGCACCTACTACTGCACCCCGCATTGATCCAGCTAATGAGGAAGTGGCAAAGCGTAACGGTCTGGACTTGATGCCGCAGGGTACACCACGTGAGCGTTCCGAGTTCAAGGCTGTGCTTGACATTTACAAGCAGGCTGAGAAGTGGAATGTGAATAACCCAACAGATGAGGAGTTGCTCAAGTCAATGCTTGGCAACAACGACACCTTCAACGTGGCATTGCCTGCTACCATCATGGCTATCAGCCCCAACCCAGTTGCTCGCATGGTCGCTGGTGTGTTGTTGGAGAATGCGTCTGGTGCAAGTGGTCGTCGTGCTACTGCCGCGCTGTCTAAGTACATCCTTGAGAAAGGGTACATCGGCCACAGCAAGTTGGAGTTTGACCGCTTCTACGCTGCATGGCGCGATGAGGTGGGCGGTAACGCAATCAAGGATCACTGGAATGTCCGTGACCGTGACGCGTTTAACCGCGCTGTCGCTGCTGAGCAAGATTCACGTCTGCACGGTGAGAAGACGGAGCCACATCCACTGGTTGCGCAAGCTGCCGACACGCTTGAGAAAGCGTATGAGCGCATGCGTGTTGCACAGGTTGACACAAAGACTGTTGGATGGGCACGGCTCCCAGAAAGTTCGCGTGGCTACATGCCTCACGTACTGGCCTCGGGCCGCATCAAGGAGATGACACCAGATCAACTGCGTGCTTTCTCTGATGTACTCTCAAAGCAGTTCCAAGAGATCGAAGGCTTCGACGCCAAGTTCGCTGAGGAGCCGGCCCGCACGTACTTGAACCACGCCCGCGTCAACGCATTCGGTGGACACGAGATTCCTGCCAACGTGCATAACCCCGCTGCTGCGGAGATGGTGCGCGGTGCGCTTGAAGCTATGGGCATGACCAAAGAAGAAGTAGGCGCTGCAATGGGCCGCTACTCTGCTGGTGGTGCAGGGCATACGAAGAAGCGTCTGCACTTGAACTTGAACCAAGCGTTCCCCAAAGCTGATGGCAGCATGGGCACACTTATGGACTTGTTCAACACTGACCATTTGACATTGCTGAGCAACTACGCAAGTCGCGTGAGCGGCGAAGTGGCGCTGGCTAATCACGGTGTGATGGGTGCACAGGGCCTGACCCTGCTGCGCACGGCGCTGATGCACGGGCCAAAAGACAAGAACCACGAGCAAGTGATGAAGGCGTTTGACCAGATTGCTGCTGAGTTCCTTGGTCGGCCTTTCGGTGATGCACGCACACGCGGCATGGATCGTCTGCTCTCCGTTACTTCGCTAGTGAAGCTGGGTGGCATGGGTTTCCCGCAGTTTGGTGAATCCTTCAACGGTGTGTGGGCTGTTGGTGTGAAGAACACGCTGGAGTCCATCGTTGATATGCCACGCTTGATCGGCGAGGTGCACGCCATTGCACGCGGTGAGAAAGTGGAGAACGGTATCTTGGGTCACATGGAGCAGTTCGGCGGTGGCGGTGAGTTTGGTCTTGATGGTTACACCATGACTACCATGCACACGAACCCAGAGGCGAACTACTCAAGCTATGGGCATGAGTCCGTGACATGGTTTGACCGTGCGCTCAAGACTGGTGCTCACGTGTCTAGCGTGCTGTCTATGCACCGCGCTATCCACGCTGCTCAGGTGCGTGGTATGTCGGAGCAAATTGTGCACAAGGCACTGCGGTATATTCGTGAAGGTACTGATGATAAGGCGCTGTCGGACATGGGCTTCTCGCCGCGTGTACGTGAAGTGTTCAAAGCTGAGATGGAGAAGGTTGTCAAGCGCGATGCGTTTGGCCGCATCAAGGAGTTTGACATTTCAAAGATCAGCGACATTGACGCAGCTAACGAGTTTCACCAAGCCGTTGTGCGTGGCAGCAACCAGATCATCCAAGGTTCATTCATTGGCGAGACTGGCCGCTGGACACACAGCGACATGGGCCGCTTGCTCTCGCAGTTCCGCAATTTCCCATTGGTAGCTTTGGAGAAGCAGTGGGCGCGTAACAAAGGCAACCACGGTGTAGCTGGTGCTATGGGTATCTTGGTAGGCTCAATGGCGTTTGCTATGCCTGTTGTGCTGGCGCGTATCGCGTTCAGTGCACAGGGCCGCGCAGACAAAGATGAGTACCTCGCTAAGCAGCTTGACCCATTGAACTTAGCACGTGCATCTCTCAACTACGTTGGCTCCTCCGGCTTTGCTGGTGAGGTCATGGACTTGTTGGGTAGCGTGGCTGGCACTGAGACTGGTGGCCGCAAGGGTAGTGGTAGCATTGTGTCTTCCGTGCTGCCTGCCGCTGGCTATATTGAAGACGTTGGCAAAGCCGTGCACGATCCTACTGATCCGTACAAGGTTGCGAAAGCGCTGCCGTTTAGCCGTACGCCTTTCTTCCTGATTGGTGTAAACGCGCTCAAAGAGTAATGGTAACGGGGCTTCGGCCCCGCATCCATATAACGCAATAATTTTGGAGAACGTATGACTACGCTATACGCGACATATCGGGTTCCCGGTGATGGTGTGAACACACAGTTCGAGTTCAGCTTCTCTGGTGGCTACATGGATAAGACCCATGTTAAGGCGTACATTGAGGACGCCGAGACACTAGCACGGGTTGACCTTGAAATCTTGCCCTCAATGTTTGTGGGTGACTTCACAATCGACATTGGTGTTCCTATCCCTGTAGGGAAGAACATCGTTATCTACCGCGACACGCCTAAGGGTGGCCCGCTGGTAGACTTCACAACTGGTAGCCGCTTGACTGAGGCTAACTTGGATAAGGTGGCACAGCAAGCTGTGTTTATCGGCGCTGAGACTGCTGACGCATCAAACGCTGATATTGTCAAGCAACTGACGACCTCTATCACAATTACACTTGACGCGGCGAACAATGCGATCACTGAGGCGCAGGCCGCTAAGTCTGCGTCACAAGCCGCCGCTGCTGCGTCCGCTGCCTCTGCTGCCGAAGCAGAACAGACTGCGACCACAGCGATTGCTGACCTTACCTCTATCGGTAACGACAAGATCAATACTATCAACACGGATGGTAACGCAATCCTGAGCGAGCTTGAAGCAGACAGTGCTGCAATCACTAGCACAATGCAAGACTTGCTGGCGCAGACAACCGCCCGCTTGATTGCTGCTGGTTTGCCTACGTCTGTCGTAGGTGCTGCTATGCAGTTCTTGCAGGTTAAGGCTGACGAGTCTGGCTACGAGTTCGTAGCATCAACAGCCCGCCCTGTCTTCTACGGCTTTAAAGTTTCCGCTGACGGTTCAGAACTCCTACTCACATTTGGGCGAGACGGTGAGTTTACCGCCAGTGATTTTGAGTCCTCCATGATTAGCGAGGGCTTGACCTTCTCAATCATTAACAATGAACTGGTGGTGACTCTGTGAATTTACAAATGAACATTGAAGCGCTTGGCTACATCTGGCAAGGCGACTTTGTAAGCACCGGAACGTACACCGAGCGTGACGTTGTATTTAAAACTGGTGGTCTGTACGTGATGCGTAACGGCAACTGGGAACCATTCCTGCTGGGTCAGCAAGATGCCATCACCAAGGGTCACATGCTTACAGGCGGTGCAAGTGTTGGCGGTATTGATGGACAAGCGTTGCACAGTAACGTAGATGACTCTATTGAGTTTCGCTACACCCTTGACCGTAATGGCACTACCTGTGCCCGCCTGATGGACACAGTACAGAACCATCGGGGTGCCTATGCTACCAACCGCTTTGGCATGTTTGTTATGACTGACGGCTCAGTACGCAGCATTGGACGTACAGATGCTGGGCAGTTAGGCGATGGGCGCACTGATAGTGGTGCTTCTCGCTGGACACCTAGCCGGGCAGTTTTCCCCAAGGGCATAGAAATTGCAAAAGTAGTGTGCACGTGGGCAAACAGCTTCTACATTGACACAACTGGTGGCTTGTGGTACAGCGGCTCTAATGATGCTAACTGCATGTCGGGGCGCGGCCTAACGGGCGTTGTACGCACTCCAGTAAAACTCAACGGTTTCTCTGGCATTCCAGCAACCGCAAAGATTGTTGATGTGCATTGTCACTATGGCAATACCAACTACCCAACACCTATGGCTCGTGATGACCAAGGGCGCGTGTACGTGTGGGGCTATAACCAAACTGGCTGTGCAGGCTTGGGTGTGACTGGTGTTATCACAACAGCTACTCTCATTCCAATTACTGCAACTGTGCCGATGAAATACGCCGTGACCAACGGTGGCTACTATGGCGCATCGTGCCTCATTGACTACGATGGCTACGCATGGACTGCTGGTGACAACGCCCTGTCATGGAATACTACAAACTCTTGGACTGTTCATAACCGTCTTGACCTTGGTGGTCGTCGTGTTAAGAAAATGTTTTGGGGTGAGGACGATCAACACTGGGTCGCCGGGCAACAGTACGACTGGGGTTCAGGTATTCTCTTTGAGAATGGTGACGTGTACATTCGTGGTGTTGGTGCTGGACAAACTGGCATGGGCTATTCGATGGCTCCAGACTTGCCGCCTACAGGTACGCCCTTCCATACAAACGTAAAAGATATTTACGTGGCCTTCGGTGGCTACCAAGTTGCGATTGCGCTTATGAACGATGGTACTGTGCAGGCACGGGGCTATCAAGGCTTTAACATCAACGGTGCAAACAGTACAGATACTACTACATGGGCAACCATTGGCGCAGGCTACTTAACAAACATTGTGAAACTCCGTGTACAGGGTGCACAATATGGCGCTACAGGTGCAGCACTGCGCTCTGATGGGCAGCTTGTTGTTTGGGGTGGTGGACTTGCTGGACAATCAGGTAACGGACTATTTACAGAGTCACAGATGCCCAATAGCTTCTATCTCAGCGAGCGTCCCATTGTGGACTTCGCTTTTGGCGGCTATCGCTATGAATCACAGCACTCCAACGTAGTGTATGCACTCAATGACATTGGGCAGGTGCTCGTATCTGGTCAAGGTGAGTACAGCATGAATGGTGACGATGATGGTGAGAACACTAGCACCCCGCAACCCATTCGCTTTTAAGGATCATTATGACTGCTACAGTCTCTCTCGGTAAAATCGCGTTCACATGGCGTGGCGCGTACGCAGCAGGTACAACGTACAAGCTGCAAGACGTGGTGAGTTACAACGGTGACTCCTTCGTGTGTGTGGGTGCGTCAGTCACTGGCGTTACTCCCAGCGACAACGGTGTAACATGGGCACTCGCCGCCCAAGGTTCGGCCAATATTGGCGCAGCCTCAGGCGACCTCATCTACTTTGATGGTGCACAACTTGTCCGCTTGCCCAAGGGCACATCAGGACAAGTGCTCAAGATTGATTCAGTCACGGGCCTCCCCGTGTGGGGCGTGCCGGAAACACGCTCGGGCGTGAAGGTTGCCAAACTACTTGAGCATCGCAGTATTGCGTACCGCCGCCCTATGGTCATTATGAATGATGGCACTGTGCGCGGCTGGGGTGCTAACGATGCGTATGGTTTGGGTGTTGGTAACAGCACCAATGCCAAGACCTCGCCACAGAAGACAGCATTCCCGTTCGGTTTCACTGGCGTGTCTAAACTTTACACAGGTTACGGTGATGTAGGTAGCCGCGCTATCGACACACTCGGCAAACTCTGGCAATGGGGTTCCAATGGCTACGGACAACTCGGTGTGAATGACACGACCAACCGCTATGTGCCAGTACGTTCTAGCGACTACGGTTCATTGATTGGCAAGACAGTCACATCAGTTGCACATACGCTCTCACCCGAGGGTTATGGCAGCACTTGCGTCTTGACTTCTGATGGTAAAGTGCACGCATGTGGCTACAACGGTTACGGCCAACTTGGTCAAGGTGACGTTGTGCAACGCAGCGTGTTCACAGAACTTCCTGTGCTCACTAACGTAGCTTCGATTTACGCAGGGCGTGAGCGCTACACTACGTACTACGCACTCACTACTGCTGGCGTGCCCTACGCATGGGGCTACAACGGTGAGTACCAGCTCGGTAATGGTAATGCCACACAAGCAAACATCCCCACGGCTATTGCGTACTTCGTTACAAACAATATCACAGTTGCCAAACTATTCCCGTTCGCTTACGGATGCTTCGCACTATCTACCACGGGCACCCTCTACGGCTGGGGCACAAGCAACTACGGGTGCATTGGTAGTGGGGCGGTTGCTGGTACAGCTATCTCTACACCCATCGTGGTGAGCACCAACGTAGCAGATGTGTACACAAGTGCGTACGACTACCCAAGTACCATCATCAAGAAGACTGATGGCACAATCTGGGTTACAGGCCGTAACAACCAAGGTCAACTTGGTCGTGCAGTTGGTGACTTGACCACGTTCACACAGCTCACTGGTTTGCCGCTTAACGCTGGCACCACGGTAAGTAAGATTGTGATTGGTGGTACCACTGACTATGGCTTCACCCTACTGCTCGCCTCTGATGGTGCAGTGTACGCCACTGGCTACAACGCCAACGGCGCATTAGGTGTTGGTGACTTTACAAACCGTGCAGCATTTACACCAGTTCCTATTGGCGGTGTGCGCACTGTGGTGGACATTAACACCTCAGGTCATACCAACGAGGGCGCTTCCTTGTTCTTGCTTGACGATGGGCAGTTGCTCATGTCTGGCTACGGCGGCTCTAGTCAAGTCGGTGACGACGATGCTGAGTCCTGCTGTGCACCTTCTCCTATCGTGTTCTAACCATGACAGATCATCACACAGAAACCGTGGCAGCAGTCGCTGCCAAAGTTGGCCCACCCACCACAGTGTCCATTGCGACAGTTGCTGGTTACTCAGTCAATGAGTTGGTGGTGTGGGCCACGCTCATCTACACAACATTGCTCATCGGTCAGAAGCTCTACCAAATCTACAAGGACGTGGTAAAGCCACGATGCGAGATTGGAGAACATCATGTCCAAAGCAACTGAGTCACAGCTCAGCGTACTGCATAATGCTATCGCCACTCACCTCACTGAACGCATTGAGGGTGGCGAGGCCACGGCTGCGGAAATTAGCGCAGCCATCAGCTTCTTGAAGAACAACAACATCACTTGTACTCCGAGTGATGACAACGCCTTGGGCGAGTTGGAGAAGATCATGGAGGCTCGTCGCGCTAAGCGCAACCCTCCTGCCCTTCCTGACTTCCACGAGGCCATGCCAGAGGGTATGCACTGATGGCACGTGAGTCCTCACAAAGCGCCCTGCTACGGTGGCGCAAACTCGAAGTGGTGCAGAAGCACTACACAGAGTTCATTCCTTTTCTTGAGGAGGTGATGCTCCTTCTGGGTTTCAGCACGACTGAGATTCAGCATGACATTGCCATGTTCATCGCGCACGGCCCGCACTACCTGATGGTGCAGGCGCAGCGTGGTCAAGCAAAGACTACCATTTGCGCAGCGTTTGCTGTGTGGACTCTCATCCACAATCCCCGTGCCCGCGTGCTGATTCTGTCAGCGGGTGGTGCACAGGCCAGCGACATTAGCACCTTGGTCATCCGAATCATTATGACGATGGATGAACTTGAGTGCATGCGCCCTGATACCAACAACGGCGACCGCAGCTCGGTTGAGCACTTCGATGTGCACTACTCCCTCAAGGGCGTAGACAAGTCGCCAAGCGTTGCCTGCGTGGGTATCACTGGTAACTTGCAGGGTAAGCGTGCTGACTTGTTGATTGCTGACGATATTGAGTCCATGAAGAACTCAACCACAGCGGTACAACGTGCACAGCTTCTGCACCTGACACTTGACTTTACTTCCATCTGCTCGACTGGCCGGATCATCTGGCTAGGTACACCGCAGAGTATGGAGTCCATCTACAACACACTGCCCGGGCGCGGCGTGGCTATCCGCATTTGGCCGGGCCGCTACCCTACACCCAAGCAGCGCGACAACTACGGTGAGCACTTGGCTCCATACATTGTCCGCAAGTTGGAGATGAACCCAGAGCTTGCGTTTGGTGGTGGGTTACTTGGCGATCAAGGCCAACCTATCGACGCTGTGTTGATGAACGAGGAAATCCTACAGAAGAAGGAACTCGATCAGGGCACAAGTTACTTCCAACTACAGCACATGTTGAACACCAAACTGGTGGACGCATTACGCTACCCATTGAAACTCGAACAACTGGTCGTTATGCCTGTGCAGTCGCGCATGCCTATGTCAATCGTTCGTGGATTCGGTGGAGCCTCGCTTCGTGACTACCACGTTCACACGTTTGGTTTTAAGGTGTCAACACCTCACGAGCTTTCTCCAGAGACTGCACAGTTCCAAGGCATCATTTGCTACATTGATCCGGCTGGCGGCGGTATTAACGGTGACGAGACTGCTTACGCTGTCACAGGTTTCCTAAACGGCAACGTATTCCTCCTAGACATAGGTGGGTTGCCCGGTGGTTACTCTCTCACTGTACTGGAAGAACTTGCAAAGCGCGTGGCTATTTGGAAGCCAAACACAATCATCATTGAGAAGAACATGGGCTACGGTGCATTCCGTGAAGTGTTCCTCCCAGTGCTACACAAAGTGCATAAGTGCGCCGTCGAAGACGACATGGTGCACGGACAGAAAGAACAGCGGATCATTAACACCCTTGAGCCTGTGATCGGGCGGGGTGCATTGATTGTGAATGAGTCAATCATTGAACGTGATATTGAGGACTGCAACAGATACGCTCCGGCGCAACGCATGCAGTACAGCTTGTTTCATCAACTAGCGAAGATGACACGCGAGCGGAATGCTCTTGTCCATGATGACCGTGCTGACGCCCTTGAAGGCGCAGTTCGGTACTGGCAGGCGTTACTCCAACAGAACCAAGATGATGCGGTCAAGCGCCAGCGTGACAAAGAATACGCTGAACTTATCCGCGACCCACTCAACCACACCCGCTACGGTGTTCCCTCAAAGCGCAAAGGCCTCTTTGCCAAATACAGAAAGTAACTATGAAATTCGACGCTCTCCCCTCTCCCGGCTTCATTGGCTCTGGTCTTGAATTGCAGAAGCAATGCGTCAAGGCAATCAGCTACACCGAAGTGATGGCTTCCCTCAAGGGCGGCAAGACTGAGCAAGCCAAGAGCTTGACCACTTTCTTCACTGCGTGCATCGCTGCTGTGTCTGCATTCGTGGATGCGGTACTCCCCACGTTTGTGTCGGCTGCTATCAATCGTACCGCTGCACCAAAGACGTTGGTTGTCACATTGAGTGAGCCTTTGATGAACGTGGTACCTGACCATACATCTTTCACCACTACTGGCGGCGGTAACGTCCAAGCAGTTGCCATCTTGGGTAGCACCGTTGTCCTGACAAACTCTGCTAACTTCCCTGCTACTGCGGTTACAGTGTCCTACACTGCGCCCGGTACCAATGGTTTGCGTGACTTGTCTGGTAACTTGGTGGCATCGTTCACAGCTCAGCCCGTGACCAACAACGCCTAATGAGTAAAGCCCGACTTGCAGCCCTTGTGGTGAGCGTAGCCGGGCTTGGCTTTATCGCCACTCACGAAGGTAAAAGCAACTCCGCTTATCAAGACCCCGCTTACGGGTGGGGCGTGCCAACCATTTGCTACGGGCATACAGCTACGGCTGCTCGTGGACAATGGCGCACTGACCAGCAATGCTTGGACTTACTCGCAGTCGATGCGCGTGAGGCCGCAGATGCCGTACTTGATTTAGCTCAGGTGCCTCTAACTCAGGGTGAGCTTGACGCTTACACCAGTTTTACCTTCAACGTGGGGCGAGGCAACTTAGCTAAGTCCACATTACTCAAGAAACTCAACGCAGGCGACCACATCGGCGCTTGCAATCAACTACTTCGCTGGGATTACGCCGGGGCCGTCAAGTTGCCGGGGCTAACCAAGCGCCGCCAAGACGAAAGGGCCCTATGTCTACGGGATATTCAGTAAAGGCCAAGCCATATAGTGAAGCAATAGACGAACTACAGCGCCTCTGCCTACCCGGTGATGAGCCTATCGCAGATGATCCCGCTTATTTGTACTGGCTTAGCTATAAGGATGGCAAACCAGTGGCATTCATCGTGATGCACGACAACAGCTCGTATTGGTACCTCAAACGCGCTGGGACGCTCCCGGCCCACGAAGGCAACCGCCTGTATCCCCGCATGCTCCGCGCAGCCTTCAAGGCCATGCGCAAGGCTGGCGTGCGCACCTGTGTGACTGACACAGCCAACTGGAATTGGCGTAGCAACAACGGCCTCATACGGGCTGGGTTCCGCATGTATCAGCCGCAGGAGAAGTGGGGCTGGGAAGATGGCCTATACTGGAAGATTGACCTATGAAATACCTCATTGCCGCCCTCGTGGCCCTTGCTTTGGCCCTGACTGGGTATGCCTCGTGGGCGCACCAGAAGGCCCTACAAGCCGCTGTAATCATTGATCGACAGTCAGGTACCATCCGACTGCAAAAGGAGGCCCTAGATGCCCAAGAACAAGCTGCCAAACGCCTCACGGCTGTGGCCGCACTTCAATCCGCACAGCGTGACGAACGCGAACGGCGATTACGTGCCTCAATCACCGCACAACAAGCGGCTATTGCCGTGGCTCCTGAATGGGCTGCTGTGCCTTTACCTACTGCTGTCGCTGATTGGGTGCGGGAGCACTGAGTACGTGCGGGTCAAGGAACGCGATACGCCTCCTGTGGCCCTGCTCCAAGATTGCGCTGAGCCTCTTGCTGCTGACGTGACCACCAACGGCTTATTGCTAGGGTATGTCGGCCAGTTACGCTCAGCCCTCCGTAAATGTAACGACGATAAGGCGGCATTGCGCGAGTGGGCTAAGCCTTAACGCCGTAGTTGCGACCTAAATTTGGGTAGCATAAGCGAAGGGGCACCTCCGATCCGAGCGCGTGCGCCTACCCCCGTGCGTGCCTGCGCGTGTGCGCGTGCGGGCGCGTGATGTGCGCGTGTATGCGTGCGCGTGCGCGGTAAGTCAGGGGCTGATGCTATTATCCATGCGCACAGATTAGAGGGCCGTAAAGGGCCTGTGATGATGGGCAGGTAGGGTAGGCTAGGCCGTGCGTTTTAGGGGCCTTGTTGGGGCTGTAATGGCCTGTAATGCGTGCTCATGTAATGCGGGCTAGCCTGTGCGTGCGTGTGCGGTATCTGTTTCATGTTCCATGCTGTATGCTGGGGCCACAATGCACCATTACAGTGCACAATGCACAGGTGACAATGCGGTACATATAAAGCCAGATGAACGGTCAGCCGTATCTATTAAGAGGCCACCGAAGGTGAGAATGCCACCAGAACACAGACAGAACACACAGAGAATGCACAGGCAACCACAAGGCACAGCACAGCCAAGCACAGAGCACAGGCAGAGCACACACAGCCACAATGCACAGCATGGATGCACAGAACCACAGGCAAAGCACAGAACAGAACACAGACAATGCACAGTCAGGAACATGTAAGAATAGACACATACAATGCACACCATGCACTGAGCTACCAAGCACAGAGCACAGCACAGAATGCGGGCAGTGAGCGAAGCGAGCGCACTATCTGTAAGGTTTAAAAGTGTGATACAATGCACATCAACAGAAGGGAATTGTATGATTGAACTATTGCAACAGGTGCCAAGCGCTACATGGTACGCATTGAGCATAATTGTGGTACAATGCTTTGCGTGTTATGTGGTATACTTGCACAATCAAGAATGAAAGTGTGATACAATGCCAACAGTGAAAGAACTAACAGGGATTATCCTGTACAATGGGCTAATGGTAGCAACTAGCGTATTCTGTGCTATAATGCTTTCATTAGTGTTTTGAACATAGCGTAAAGCCTTAGGGCTTTGCAGTGTGTTTAAAGTGTGTTACAATGCACACCATGCAACAAAGCAACCTATACGAATCCTGTTGGCTCAGGGGTATAGGCCAAGAATCTAGACAGCCGTGGTGCGGTTGAATGTCTAGACTGTTGCAAGATGGTGGAAAGTGTGATACAATACACCAAGCGGTAAACGCTATGGAAAGCGATAGGGCTTCTGCCTGAGGTTTGCGCCTAGTGTGAGCTGTGAAAGTGTGGTATAATGCCACCATGCGCTAATCTTAGCGCCTGATTGATTCGCCAGTGTAGGGCTTAGGCTTTGCATGCGTATCTGTTGGAATTCTGTTCTTTGCGTGGGTGCAGTTGGCACAATACCACGGGGTGAGGCTATAGGCCTGCCATGATGCTATAGAGCTGGGTTTGGTTTCCTTCGCCTTAGAGTATCTGTTAGTGCATGCGCATGGGTAACTTTGCGCAAGTGTTGGCAGAGATGGGATGGTGAGATTGTGGGCCAAGAATAGCGATGCGTGCTCACTCGCCACAAGTGAAAGATATTGTGGTAGGGTGTGTGGGACTTCGTTTATACAGTTGGGGATGAGGAGTTCTCGCATCTATAGCTGGCTACAAATTTCAGACTGTTGGCGTTAGTCCGTCTGACGCCAATGGCCTGCGATTTTGCAGGTTTACTCTTTAGGAGTTACCATGAAATCTATCTCTGAAATCAACAAAGCCATCGAATCAATCGCCAAATCAGGTGCCAAGCTCGACAAACTCATTCAAGACACAGGTGTGTCCGTGCTTGAGCACTTCGCCGAGCACAAAGACACTGGCGTGGTGAACCGACTGTATAACGCACTGCCTAAGGGTGCGCGTAAAACAGCGATGGCTTCGTGGTTGTTGGCCTATGCTGCCATTGTGCCTAACACGCAGAAAGAAAGCAAAGCCGAGCAGCCCTTTGTGTATGCCCGCGACAAATCCACGGATGCGCTCGCCGCTGCACAGGATATGTGGTACAGCCACAAACCCGACAAAGCGCCTGACCAAGTTTTTGACTTGCAGAAAGCCGTTCGCCAAGTTATCGCCAAGGCTACCAAAGGTACCACCACTGGCACGACTGAGCAACTGAAAGCACTCGCCCTCGCCGTGGGCATTCCCGAATCTGACGTGCCTAGCATGGTCAGCCACGTGGATGCACCGGAAGCCGCGATGTAAAACCCAGCCAGAACCGATTAAACCCGGTTTCTGGCCGTTTTCTGGAGATTCCTATGTCTTGGCATAGGTGTCTCTTGAAAGCGTGTTCTACGCCTGTTTTGAAAGGCCATACATGACACAACGAAGCGTCACGATTGGATTCACGCGGTATGATGGTGACTTCGCCATCCTCGCCACGTTGAACAACAAAGATGAGCACCTGAGCGCTGGCGAGTTTAACAACCTCATCGGCATGGTGCGTGAGTTCTACAATGTTCGCCTGATTGAGTGCATCCAAGTGCTCGAACGGGAAGATACGCCAGATTACGTGAGCACTGACCCAAGCTGCTGGTAATCTCAAGGAGTGGACTGCTACATACCACGCCTCATCCCAAATCAAATGTAGACCTTTGCTCCCGTGTCGTTGGGCGGGACGGTTGAGCAAAGGGGAGCAGTACGCCAAGCAACAAACGCAGACTCACTAAGGGTGAGGCGCATGCGGGTTTACTGCTGCCCTTTGTTCAACTAAGGAGAGCACATGATTCTAGCCATGTATCGTGACGACCAGCATGTGTCCTATTGGGACGCGTTCCAAGCTGGGGCTGTCCGTGCAATTCACATTGATGACCACATCTACAAGGGTAAGAGCAGCGGTAAAGTTGCGGACGCTTGCGAGGTGATTATCGCCACGTCTGACATGATGCAAGGTGATTCACTCATCACTTGCGTACTCATGGAAGACAACCACAAATTCATCGACACATTCCAACTAGCAGGAGCACATTTTGAACTTCACGGAATCTCAACTTTTAGCTTCACGCCATAACCTCACAAAGTTCGTTGAGGCCAAGGCTTTACGGTTCTCTCAGCGCTTTGGTGTGAGCTATGCGCCTCATGCTAGAGCGCCTGAATCTCTGCTGGAAATACAGAAGGCTTATCGCCATTCTCTAATTCACAGCACGCACTTTCCAATCTGGGATGGTGCATCTGACAATACCATTTACCTCACGCCAGAAGCTAACTACGCGTTTCGTTTCTGGCATGACATGCTGCACTTAGCGTTGTTCGCTGACACTGTAGTGGTAGATGAGATTGAACTGGGTCACATCCATGTTGGCTGTGTCATGGCTGAGTTCGGCATGTACTCACTCGAAGCTGCACTGATGCGTGCTGACACGATTGAGCAGAGCAAGTATTGCGAGGAGCACGGGCACTTTCCAGTTGACCAGTTGCAGTTCGCCAAAGACTTTGTGAGTGCCTTGTAATGCCTGAAACCTACACTCACAGAGATGGCCGCATGTTCTATGTGGTACCTGCGCCATTCGGCACATCCATCAACAAATGCACAGGCTGTGCGCTGCACGCCACCAAGTACACAGAGCCATGCGGTGACGCACTCAAGGTGTGCGCTGGCTGGCTCAATGGCACACACGCCGACAAGATTCTCGTCAACACTCCAACCTAAGGAACCATCATGGAAATTAACTCCTACATCAAGAGCATCCCACAACCACCAGTACAGCCACCGCCTATTGAACAGAAGCGTATCACAATCGACCTCACCTTCGAGGAGTTCGCAGTGGTGCTTGCATCTGTTGGAAAGTGTGACAACGATGGCCGCGAGCGTTACTTTCGAGATAATATGATGCAGGGTTACTGTATGCCGCACCGCCGCCTGCCCTTTGAAATCTACAACTCACTGCGCCGACATGCAATCGCCGCTGGAATCGTTAGCGCACGATGACACCACAACCAGCACCCGCGCCAGTTCGCTGGCCTTTCCCTTCTCACCAACCTGAGCCTCGCTGCCCATCGCACGAGCCTGTTCTTTTCCCTTCTCACATGGGCTAAGCCCGCAACCTGAAAGACTACCATGAAAAAGACCTCTCTGATTATCGCCTCCTTGTTCGCTGCTTGCATGCTCGCTGCATGTGGTAAGCCTGACACTGTATCGTTCAACACGTTGGAAGATGCACGCAACCAAGCCCGCTCGAATGCTGAGTACAACGCCGCTGCCTACCGTGCAGAGAACCCACGCTTTGACAACACGTTCAAGATTGTGGGTCACGGTGATTCAACGCAGTCACCTGAGTGTCCTCAAGGTGATGGCTGGGCCACGCTCAGCATTATGAAAGTGGACTCCAAGATGATTGAGAAGTACACCCTCAAGTGTTCAACTGTGAGTGGTGCCCTTGGCTGCTACTTGGACAGCGACTTCATCAAGAAACCATTTGCTAAGGATGAAGGCAACTGCCAGTCAGTGAACAAAGTTCCATTCCCTTTGCCTAAGATTGCCAAATGATTGCAACCACTGACCTCACCATGATGCTGACGATTCTCCTCGTCGGCATGTTCACGCTTGGCTTGTACATGGGGTACAAGTTGCGCAAGTTTGTAGAGAAACACACCTCATAAGGAAACACCATGACAGTTCTCGTTATCTACCGCGATGGCTCCACCGAGGAGCATTACTTCAACGCCGACACCAAGGGCCAAGCCCGTGCTCGTGAGTTCGCTCGCACCGCAGCACAACAACCCACCGTCACAAAGACAGTGGTGAAGGAGACTGAGTGATGCGTGCACCAGCTTTAACCCGAGGCTTGGTGCGTGCAGCACGCAAGGCCAAGGTCGCCATTGAGGAGTGCATCGTACAGGCTGTACGCTTGCACGGCAAGATGCTTGACCGCGTTGTAAAACGTGAGGAAGAAATCTTGGGGGACTTCGAGCAGCGCACTGTGATTATGCAGCGTGCATACGAGTTCGCCATCACTGAGGAAACTCAGCAGCTACTGCATACAAGTGCAGTGCGCATCGCAGTTGAGGCTGAGAAGAAAGAACTCGGCTTGTTGTGACCGCATCTGTACTCACCATGCAAGAGGCACTCGCTGACCTCGAAGCAAAGAACCCACCACGCGATGTGTTGAACGCAGCACGTAAGTGCATGCACAATATGGCGTGTGGTCTTCGCCCACCTCAGGACTTAGTAACCTACGTCACGAAGTGGATTGGCAAACACAACCAGCAGGATAGGTATGGCAAATAACATTCCCTTTCACATGGAGTACAAGCCGCATGCGATTCGTCTTTATGTGCCGCTCGCCAAAGTAAGCAACGACTTTGAGCATGCACTCGCTGCCCTGATGGGTGGCTTCACTGTCACAGAGGCGCACGGTACGTGGCGCATGGCTGATGGTGCACTCTGCCGTGAGGTAGTGCGCATCTATTACGTCATCGCTCGTGACGATGAGCACGGTGAACTTGCGTTGCTCATCCAAGATGAGACACAACGCTTACTCGAATCCGGTGAGGAAGCTGTGCTCGTTGAGTACCTCCGCACTGACAACTTTATCTTTCGCAATCTTTAAGGAAACACAATGTCCAAACTCGCAGCTCTGCAAAAGCGTCAAGCTCAACTCATCAAGACACTGGAAACCGCCAGTGCAAAATTCAACAAGGCACAAGAGGACTTGACTGCATTGAATGAACAGCTCGCCGCTGTCTCTGTCACTGCCGCAATCGAGAACGCTGTCAACGCTGGCTTGCCCGCTGGCACAGCAGTTGACTTTGTGTATGGCCGTGCCGACACCAAGCAAACCTTGCAAGGTATCGTGGTGGGTAGCAAGCCACAAGAGAAAGGCCCAACGCTGTATCGCATTAGCGTGGGCGAAGGCTTCGACCAGCAGTTGTTCAACGTGACTGGCGCTGCCATCCGTGCACACAACTACAACCCTGTGCCTACTGATGACACGTTGGCATTCGTTGATGGTGGTGCACAGTAATGCGCGGCGACTTGGCTGGCGGGCCTAACCGCATCCCTCATGCACTCGTTGAAGTTCGTGATACACCAGTTGCCAAAGGTGGCTGGGCTGTTGAACTTCGTCCACACAATGCGCACCCTGTGCTCTGCAATACAGGCAAGGATATGGCTGACGCCTATCGCTTGGCTGAGGAGTACATCGCTGCAAACTTCGTAGGTAAAACATTATGAGTTCACGCATCGGCAAGAAAACATACACGTCACCTGAGTACGCAGCACGACAGTTGGCATACGCTAAGCTGCCGCTGTTGAAAGTCGAGCGCCCACTGCGACACATCGCAAGCAAGTGCTACGAATCTGTGCGCTCAGTGGTACCTCGCAGTGCTGACATTGCCGCCATCGAGTTGGCACACTCAGCATTCAAGCGCATGATGCGTTACCCTGTGCGACTGGCTAAGTTCGGGCAGGGTGCTGCATTGCAGCGCATTGCACTGCGCCAAGCCTGATGCTTGACCCCGCAAGCTGGCGCGTTCACACCGAGCACCTACCACAAGGAAGGTCTGAACGTGTTGACCACGACTGCGGGGCTGGGCGTACATTAAAGGTGACGCACAAAGAGGATGGGTTCTCTGCCTACTGTTGGAGATGCTCCGACCACGGGTGGATTCCTCATCCTCGCATGTCGCTATCCGAGAGAATCGCAAAGCTCGCCGCTGTGCGTAGCGTTGAGTTGGCAGCTACTGCCTCACTCGAACTACCACAACCACAGCAGCATGACCCACAGCAATGGCCTGCCCATGCTAGGGTGTGGCTATACAAAGCGGGGCTATCGAATGACGATATAATGCAGCTAGGTTTCTACTACTGCGACCGCCTTGAACGTGTGGTGATGCCGCTCCATGACAATGGTGTGCTCGTGTACTGGCAGGCACGAGGCTTCGACACGAAGCATGCCAAGTACATCAATCCCCTTGTGAGTAAGGACAAGCTCGCTGCCAAGTTCGGCAGTGGCCCGACACTCGTACTGACTGAGGACATTCTCTCTGCATACAGATGCAGTAAGGTAACACAAGCGTGGTCTATCATGGGCACAGCCATCACCGATGGTGTTGCCAACCTGATACGAGCACAAAACAAACCCGTCATCATCATGCTTGACCCTGACCCAGCGGGTATCAAGGGCAACATCAAAGCACGCAAGCAACTCAGCATCCTCGGTGTTGATTGCCGCATCGTCGTGCCTAACAAAGACCCCAAACTATTACCGAGAAAGGAACTTGAATGTCTCTTGACCTGACAGTAATGCGCTTGCTCAAGCATCGCACTGTCCATGACCGATTGATCCGCGCTGTGCCCAAGCATGCACTCGACGCGAAGACTCAGATTATCTTGGATGACTTTGGAAAATTTTACAAAGAGTTTCCCGAGGTCGAGACTATCGACAGTGACCTGTTCGGTAAGTGGTTCAAAGCGTTCGCGCATCCGAAGCTCAAGCCTGAGAACTACGCTGCGTTCGATGCAATCTTTGCGTCGATGGCGGCTGATGTACCTGATGCAATCAAACAAGGCGTGATGCCTCGCCTAGTTGCAGCAGCCAAAGCCTCGCAACTCACTGACCTCTTGCAGAAATACAACGAGGGCGCAGAGGTTGACCTGTACATGGAGACTCGTCGCATCGTCGAGGAGTTCGAGATTGAAACCAACAAGAAGGTGAAGGTACCTTGGGTTGACACGTCCATCGAATCGTTACTCGAAGACGAGAAGAATGACGTGGGCCTACACTGGCGACTCGACTGCTTGAACATGAGCATGCGCCCGCTGCGTGGTGGTGACTTCATCGTGGTGGCTGGCCGACCTGACAAGGGTAAGACCACGTTCCTCACATCCGAGCTGACGTACATGGCACCACAGGTGCAGCAGATGTACGCCGCAGATGATGCACGCTCTATCCTGTGGTTCAACAACGAAGGGCCGGGCAAGCGCATCATTCAACGCTGCTATCAATCAGCACTCAACGCACCTATCTCTGACCTTATCAAGTGGAGCAACACCGCGAGTGACAAGGGCAAGAAGAACTTGCTGCGTGAGAAGTATGACGAGGCAGTGGGCGGGCGCTGGGACATAATTAAAATATTTGACATTCACGATTTCTGGTCGCATGAAGTTGAGGATATTATCCGCACGGTACCACCCGGCCTCATCGTGTTCGACATGGTGGACAACATCAAGTTCGGTGGCGAGGCAGGCAACAACGGGCAGCGCACTGACCAGTTGCTCGAAGCCATGTACCAGTGGGCACGTATCATTAGCGTGAAGTACGATGTGCCTGTCATTGCAACCTCGCAGATCAGCAGCGAAGGTGATGGCATGCAATGGCCCACGCTTGGTATGCTCAAGGATAGCAAGACAGGTAAGCAGGGTGCAGCCGAGGCAATCATTACGATTGGTGCGAGCAATGATCCCATGCTTACCAACTCACGCTACATCAACACAACAAAGAACAAGTTGCACCGCAGTGGTGGCCCACGTGAGCCACGCTGTGAGGTGTTCTTCGATGGCGAGAAGGGCCGCTATGTTATGCCCTCAAATGTTTAGGAGTTCGTATGTACTTAGAGAACGATGAAGTAGAAAAGTATGGCCTGACAACAGAGCCACGAGCAACAGAGGTCAGCGGCTGTAATGGCTGCGTGTTCGATGACGAGGATGAGGTGCACGGCCTGTGTTGCCACAACGTGCGCTGCCTTGAACCCAACGTGATCTGGGTGAAGCGCGAGGACTACCACCCTGCACGCAACACTGACCCTGACACTAGCCACCGCGCTGCCATCGCTGCAACGACACGCCGCGCCAGCATCAAGGATCACATTCTGATTGAGCTGGCTGTGCATGGTGGCTGCACTGGCGAGGAGATTGCCAACCGCACAACGCTGCGCCTCAACAGTATCACGCCACGCTTTGCTGAGCTGACACGAGCAGGCAAGATCAAGGACTCAGGCACAACACGCAACAAACAAATCGTTTGGGTGCTGACATGACATGGGCTGTAGTAGATATTGAAACCACAATCCACACCAGTTACAAGCGCAAGGCCAACGCCTTTGACGAACGTAACTGGGTGGTGCTCAGTGGGTGGTGCACTAAGGCTGAACCAAAGCCGCAGTGTTTCCGTGCCACGCAAAACAACCAACGACATGAGTGGTTGCTCAAGTTGCTAGTCCCTGAGACTAAGCTGCTCGTTGGTGCCAACATCAAGTTCGACTTGCTGCATCTGTTGAAAGACCCGCAGGTACTACAAGCGTGGATGGCATGGGTTGCCCAAGGTGGTAACTTGTGGGACATTCAGCTTGCTGAGTATCTGTTGGATGGACAGACGCAAGCATCGCACATGCTGTCACTGGATGACATGGCCTTGCGCTATGGCTGTGACACCAAGGTGGATGAGGTCAAGCTGTTGTGGGAAGCGGGCGTACCCACTGAGGAGATTGATCCTGACTTGCTCAAGCGTTACCTGATTGGTGAGGACTTGCTTGACCCAATGACCAAGCAACCCACTGGCCGCAGACGTGAGGGTGACATAGGAAATACCAGAGAAATTTTCTTGAAGCAAGTAGCCAAGGCACAGGCCACGGGCCAGAGCCGCAGCATCCTGCTCAACATGGGATCGCTCATTGCCACCATTGAGATGGAACGCAACGGCATGTACGTTGACAAGGAGCTAGGCCTCAAGATTGCAGGCGAGCTGGCTGTCAAGTTAGATGCGAACAAGCAGGAGCTGTGCAAGTTCTTGCCCGCTGACTTGCCGTTTGATTTCAACTGGACAAATCGCTATCACTTGTCGCCGCTCATCTTCGGTGGTGAGGTTCGATACGATGCGTATGAGTACGACACCGCTGATGGTGGTACGATCTTACGCCATGACTACGAGATGCGTCCAGAGGGTGATCGTCCCAAGCTGGCGTATGCACAGAAGGATGTGCAAGGTTGGGTGCTCGAAGATGGTAGCACCACGCTCATGCCACCTGAGGAAATCTCTGAACTCAAGTACGCTACCTTCAAGGGTGGCAAGAATGCTGGCGAGTACAAGACCAAGAAGGTCAAGGTCGATGACGTAACCAAACCCAAGGGCCGCAACACCAAGGTGCCAATGCAGTTCAAGGGCTACACTACACCGCTCGACGAGTGGGCATCAAGCACACCCGGCCTGTACTCTGTAGCTGCTGAGATCATTGAGTTGCTTGGCAACCGCAAGGACGTACCGTTCTTGGAGATGCTCGGTAAGGTGACTGCGATGAGCAAGGACTTGACCACGTACTTCATCACCGAAGACCCTGAGACTGGTGAACAGAAGGGCATGCTCACACTGGTGCAGCCTGATAGTATCATCCACCACATGCTCAACCACACGAGCACAGTGACTGGGCGCTTCTCGTCAAGCAACCCCAACTTGCAGAACATTCCCAAGGGTAACAAGTCAGACGTGAAGACTATCTTCGTGTCACGCTTTGGTACCGATGGTGTGATCGGACAGTCAGACTTCTCCTCACTTGAGGTGTACGTTCAAGCTATCCTCACCATGTGTAAGCTGTTGATCGAAGACTTGCAGAAGGGCACTGACCTGCACTGCATGCGCCTCGCACTCAAGGAGCACATGGAATACCAAGAGGTGTTCAACTTGTGCAAGGGCTTCACTGACAAGGATGGTGTGTACCACCCATCGGTGGACGAGTGGGACTACAAGCGTACTGGTGCTAAGACGTTCTCATTCCAGCGTGCATACGGTGCAGGTGCAAAGAAGATTGCATCAAGCACAGGCATGCCGCTTGAGGAAGTCGAAGCGTTGACACTGGCTGAGCAAGAGCGTTGGCCTGAGATCGACGCTTACTTCGAGAAGCGTGCGACTGAGATTCAGCGCAACCGCAAGCCAACCAACGTGATGGTACCGCATCCACTCAACCAAGCTATCATGGTGCAGCTCGGCATTAGCCGTGTGCGTACACCAGATGGTAAGCTGTACACATACCGTGAGTCCACGTCGATGGACTACCAACTCAAGCGCGGTGTGCTGGCCTCGTTCACTCCAACGGAGATCAAGAACTATGAGGTGCAGGGCACAGGCGGTGAGTGGATGAAGGCTGCGATGTGGCTTATGGTGCGTGCATGGTATGCTCGCAATAACTTCGATGGCCTGTCGTTGCTAGTCAACACAGTGCATGATGCTGCTTACTCTGACTCTCACATCAGTGTGAAGGACGAGGCCGCTGCTCTGATGCACGCTTGCATGGAAGGTGCGAGCGACTTCATGGAGTGGTGGTTCAAGTGGCCGCTACCTTTACCTGTCCCGAGTGACACCGTGTGCGGTGCAAACATGGGAGAGGAAATCAAATTCTCAGGCGATGCGTTCAAAGCGCGGAGCAGAGAACTTCGTGCTGCCTTGCGCAGTACATACATGAACGGGTATACACCCACCTACTTGAAAGCAAACGATGGACATTAAATCAATGACCGCTGCTGTTGCAGCAACTGGCCCCAACATGAACGAGGCCGTTAAGGGCGGCGGCGGTGACTACACACCACCCGAGGCAGGCCCCTGCCGCTTGCGTTTCATTGGCTACGTTGAAGTTGGCAAGCACGAGAACAACATTCCCGGCAAGCCACCCAAGACTGAGAACCAAGTGTGGCTGACGTTTGAATTGTCTGGCCCCAAGCATGCAGCCAAAGTGTTGGACAGCGGCGAGAAGATTCCACATCGTGTGACCTTGCGCCTCAACCATTCGCTCAACGAGAAGGCTGCGTTCTTCAAGTTGTTCAAGCGCATGAACTACAAGGGTGCTGCTACTCACATGAGCCAGTTGCTCGGCGAAGCATTCCGTGGTACCGTGATTCACACCACCAAGGGTGAAGGCGCAGACAAGGTGACGTATGCCAACCTCAAGGATGACGCTGGCTTCACCATCGCCCCTCCCCGTTACGACGATCCTGAGACTGGAGAGACACGTGAACTCGTGGTCGATGCAGCTATCAGCCCACTGCGTTTGTTCGTGTGGAATGCTGAGCCTACCATGCTCAAGGCCATGTGGGATTGCATCTTCATTGATGGCACTGCTGGTGAGGGTGACAAGGTTCGTAGCCTCAACGTGTTCCAAGACAAGATCAAGTCCGCTGTGAACTTCGCTGGTTCACCCATCGCCATGCTGCTGGCTGGCAACGGTCAGACACTGGACTTGCCTGAGACAGCCACGGCTCCTGCCAAGACTGACGACGATCCATTGAACAGCATGGTCTAATGACTGACACATCATGGATGCAGGCTGCTGCTAACGCAGCGGCTGAGCAAGAGCCATGTGTGAGCAAGGCCCCGGAGATTGTGCCGGGGCGTGTGCTGCACATTGATGGTGACATGATTGCATATTGGGCAGGCGGCAATGACGACACAACGATTGAAACTTCACGCAATGTGGCAGCAAATAAGATTGACACTATGCGTGAGTATGCTGGGGCTGAGCGTGTCATCGTGCATCTCACCGCAGCCAGTAGCACTAAGGGAGATCGCTTCCTTATCAGCACAGTCAAACCATACCAAGGTCAACGCAAGTCAGGGCGCAAGCCTAAGAACTGGGCGTACCTTCGTGAGTGGCTAGAGACTTACACTGGCCCTGCCTTCCGTGTGAAGAACTGGGCAACACGTGAAGCTGATGATGGCCTAGCTTTCTTTGCGTACTACGATGGCGCTGAGTGCGTCATGTGTACCAAGGACAAAGACATGCGCATGCTACCCGGGCTGCACATGGACTGGGACACAATGGCCCTGACGTTCGTACCTCGCGGTGCGTACTCAGTGGTATCAGGTGGACTACAGTATGGGCACAAGTGGTTCTGGTTGCAGATGCTGCACGGTGACACCGCTGACAACATCCCCGGCCTACCGTACTACGTTGATGAGAAGGGTAGCAAGAAGCAGTGTGGCCCTGCAACAGCAGAGAAATTTTTGGCAGACACCACAAGCAATGTGGATGCGTTTGTCACTGTGCGCACACTGTATGAATCGTACTACGATAGCGACTGGCCTCATCGCATGATGGAGCAGGCACTGCTGTTGTGGCTACGACATGATCGTGAAGCTGACATGGGTAACGTGTGGTCTATATTCCCGCACATCCCACCGCTGGCACACGCCCTCGACCTCATCCGTAACCGAGTGAAAGATAAGTATGACGAAGCTCACCGCCTCACAGGTCAAAGTCCAGCGCGACAAGATGCTCTCTGAGCAAGGTGGTTTGTGCATGCTGTGTTGTGAACGCATTGAGGCAGGCAGTGATGTGCTTGACCATGACCACAAGACAGGCCGCGTGCGTGCTGTGCTGCACCGTGGGTGCAACGCAATGCTAGGCAAGATTGAGAACGCTCGTCGTATCAATCACTTGCTTGGCTCACGCCTAGGTAACATGCTCAGCCGTGTTGCTCAGTACATTGAGCAGGACTATTCACACCATCCCATCTATCCAACACACCGCACGGTTGAGGAGAAGAAGGAACGCGCTAAGAAGTTAGCAAAGAAACGCCGCGAGGCAAAGAAGGAATCAGCATGACCGACATTAACCCAGTGGCCCTGCCTATGGCCGAGAACGAAGGCAGCGGGTATGCACAACCAACGCACACTCCATCACCAACACAAGCTGTATTGGACTTCGACAGTGACGCACCCTTGGTCTGTAACCGTGACCAGTCCGGCGACACTACATGCGAGGCATGCCAATGAGTGAAGCACGTATCGGTCTGATCGACATTGAGACAAGCCCACTGCGTGCACACACGTGGGGTTTGTTCGATCAGAACGTAGGCCTCAATCAGATTGACCGCGAGTGGACAATCCTCTCCTTCTGCTTCAAGCCCTTGGGCGGTAGCAAGAAGACCATTGAGTACATGGACACAGCAGGTGATCCGCTCAATGACAAAGCGATTGTGCAACGCTTGTGGGAAATCATGCACGACTATGACTTCTTGATTGCACAGAACGGCAAGCGATTCGACATGCGTAAGATGCGTGCTCGTATGATCTTGCATGACTTGCCACCTCCATCACCCGTGCGTGTCATTGACACCATGCTGATGGCACGACAAGTCGCAGCCTTCACCAGCAACAAGCTGGAGTGGTTGAGCACGTACCTGTCCAAGATTCAGAAGTCAAAGCACAAAGCATTCCCCGGCTTCGAGCTGTGGGCTGAGTGCTTGAATGACAACCCAAAGGCTTGGGCTGCGATGCGCAAGTACAACATCCCTGACGTACTCTCAATGGAGCAGGTGTACCTCAAGCTGCGCCCTTGGGTGACAGGCCACCCCAACGTGGCAGCATACACGGCAAGCGAGGAGATCGCATGTCCTAAGTGCGGAAGCCATGACGTTGAGAAGGATGGCGTGGTGCGTACCAACGTGAGCGAGTACCATCGTTACCGATGCAACTCATGCGGTGGTTGGAGTCGTGATCGTTTCACAATCAACAGCAAAGCCAAGCGCCGTGCGCTGTTGGCTAACTAAGGAATCACATGAGTGAATTTAAAGTAGGAGATCGTGTTGTATGCGTTGACGATAAGTGCGCGACACAGCATATCCAAAATGGTGAGACATACACTGTAGCTGCTGGTGGACTACACTGCGGTGAGTATCACATTGGCCTCCTTGAGCTTGGTGAGACTGAGCTTGAGTGGCGTGCAACTCGTTTTGTTAGAGCGCTCTATCAGGAGACTGACCCCAATGGCATTGACCAACATGCACCGGGCGCGAAGCTCGACGCTGGTAAGCTCCGGCCTGCCCTCGTACTCGACGGCTTCGCTAATGCGCTCGAAGCAGTTATTAAGGTTGGCACTGATGGTGCAGCAAAGTACACCGACAACGGATGGAAAGAAGTTGCCAACGGCTTTGCCCGCTACTCAGATGCCGAAGGCCGTCACCGCTTGAAGCGCGGTAAGGGTGAGACACACGACAAAGACTCCGGCTCATTGCACCTTGCTCACGAAGCATGGAATGCACTGGCTAAGCTGGAGCTGTACTTGAAGGACAACGCATGACCATCGCAGCAAAAGCATTTGTGATTGCTATGGCGATCTACTCCAAAGACCCTGATGGTAGCACGCTGCCTATCGAGGACTTGGAGGACGCGCTGTACCATGCAGTCGATGTGTGTGGCTTCGGCAATGATGACATGAAGGCTGACCTGTACGCACAGTTAGCTGAGAAGCTCACCGCCACAACCAAGTTCCAAGATGCTGTCGGCATTATCGCTGACGCAATGGAACAAACGGAGCAAGCGTTTCATGGCTGACTACATCATTCAGAAAGCAACTGAGTTCGACAAGCAGGCGTCTGCTTACAAGAAGGCGCACACGCTTGATGAGTTAGCGCAGTCAACGCACATCGGCCAACGTAAGTACGATGGCTGTCACATGGTTGTGCACACTGAGTTGCCTGCTCATGCAGGCTTCGCTCAGTCACGCACTGGTGAACTGGTTAAGTCCTGTGACCACATCGTGCAAGCGTGCAATGCGCAGTTCGGTGTGGGCTGGGTAATCTTCGGTGAGGTGTGGAAAGATGCTACCAAATTCCCTGATATTAGCGGCGCGTTCAGGCGGCATGCTGCCCAACCAGACCTTGTGTATGTCGTCTACGATATTGTGTCAGCCCGTGCCTTCGATGAAGGATATGACCCAGTTGCATACGACGAGCGCCTCAAGCACATCTGCCTCAACATGCGTAAGCTCGGCATTCCTAACTCGCCTCTGCGAGAGGTGGCTTACTACCCACCGGGAACCTACATGCCACAGCAGCTTGCTAACCAGCTCGTTGCTGAGGGCGGCTACGATGGCCTCATCATGCGTGACCTTAAAGCCCCGTGGCGCAAAGGCACAGCGCGAGATGGTGAACTCATCAAAGTCAAGCCTGTAATGTCCTTTGACCTGTTGGTTACGGGCGTTGAAGAAGGTGAAGGCAAGATGGCTGGCATGGCTGGCAACCTTGTGCTTGAGTACAACGGCAAGCCTGTGCGTGCTGGTGGCTTAGACTACGACACACGACGAGCATGGCTCGCTGATCCCGCGTCGATCATCGGCAAGATTGTCGAGGTTGAGTGCATTGGCATTACCGAAGATGGTAGCTTACGAGAGCCGCGCATCAAAGGTGTGCGGCATGACAAACTGAAACCTGATTAAGATATGAAACTGACGCAACAAGAAATTGAAACCCGCATGTATAGCCAAGGCATTGACCGATGCCGTGCTAGGCTCAACCGTGCAGAGGAAGCAGGCGAAGCTGCCCGCAATCCATACGCTGCAACTATCCTTCGTGATTACGTTATGCCATTAGCACGCATCCTCCACACTGATGTGATGGAGTGCCACCCCGGTAAGCGTGCGGCTCATGCTCAGTTGTTGCGTCCGCTTGATCTTGAAGCAGTTGCTCTGCTCACTGTGCGCACTGTGCTATCCATCATGCTCAGCAACAACGGCGACAACAAGCTACGCCCCACGGCGTACAACGTAGGCCGCACCATTCACTGCGAGTTGGTGCTATCACAGATTGCGCACATCTCACCTGACCTGTATCACACGCTTGCCAACGACTTCAACCGCAAGCGCTCAAAGAACCTGCGTCACCGCATGACTGTGTTTCGCTTGCAGGCTGAGAAGGAAGGCATTGAGTTGGACACATGGGACACAGGCTCCCGTGACCAAGTGGGTATGTACCTGCTTGAGCGCCTGCAAAACTTAGGCATGATCTTTATTCAGCCACCTGCTATGCGTAACGGCAAGAAGATAGCAGGCCGTATGGCTGACCGCGATGTGCACCTGACTGTTGAAGTCTCTGAGATCATCAACAAGATCAAGGGTATCGTGGAGATCATGTCTCCTATCTTCGGCCCATGCGTTGAGCCACCACGTGACTGGACTGCGTTCAATGAAGGCGGGTTCCACACACGTGACATGATCCGTGCTCACCCTTACATGGTCAAGGCGCACAGCTCCGCACGTCAGTTGTTGCGTGATGCGCACATGCCTAAGGTACTCAAGGGGCTGAACCAGTTGCAGCGTACAGCGTGGCGCGTGAACACTCGTGTGCTTGACACCATCATGCAGGTTGCGGAGTACAGCAACATCGGTGAGATTGTCAGCATGCGTGACACCACACGGCCTGCCCGCCCTGACTGGTTAGAAGCTACGCCGGACACGAGCAAGCTCGAAGGCAAACAGATGGAGGAGTTCCTTGATTGGAAACGCTCCATGACAAACTGGTACACAGAACGTAAACTGCTCAGCACCAAGTACGCTCGCTTCTACAGCGCGACACGTGCAGCAGAAACATTCAAAGAGTACGACGATCTCTACTTTGTGTACTTCGCTGATAGCCGTGGCCGCTTCTACCCCTTGACGTACGGCATTAACCCACAAGGCTCTGACTTGCAGAAGGCGCTGTTGCACTTCTCCAAGGGCAAGCCACTGCACACTGAGCATGCCCGCCGCTGGTTCCTCATCCACGGTGCAAACAAGTGGGGCTTTGACAAGGCGACATTGCAAGAGCGTGTTGACTGGCACAAGGACAAAGACCAGATGCTCATGGCGATTGCGAGCGACCCCGTGAATCGAACTGAATGGCAAGACGCAGACAGCCCACTACAATTTTTGGCGTGGTGCTTTGAGTACGCGGAGTGGCAGATCGACCCCGAGGGCTTTGAGTCTCGCATCGCTGTGAGCATGGATGGTTCATGCAACGGCTTGCAGAACTTCTCTGCCATGCTGCGTGATGAAGTTGGCGGTCAAGCTACCAACCTCACCAACAACAAGGTGATGGAGGATATTTACCGCAAGGTGGCTGAGGCTACTGTCAAGCGTATGCAGGCAGCTACTGACCCAGAGGATGCAGTGTTGCGTTACCGCTGGTTGGAGCACGGCATTGACCGCAGTGTGGTAAAGCGCAGCGTGATGACTACACCCTACGGTGTGACCAAGCGCAGTGCAGTACGGTACGTGATCGACGATTACCTCAAGGATGGTAAGGCTCCATGCTTTGCCAAAGAGGAATACTACGCTGCTGCTACCGTACTGATGACGTATGCGTGGCCCGCTATTGGTGACGTGGTGGTTAAGAGCCGTGAGGCTATGGACTGGCTGAGTGCCTGTGCCAAGCTGATCGTGGACAAGTACGGTGACGAGAACGATGGCGTGATCTCATGGGTTACACCATCTGGGTTCATCAGTACACAAGCGTACTACCAAGTCAACGAGCACCGCATCACTACCCGCATCAACGGCATCACCCGCCTCAAGGTTTTGTCCGAGAAGGACGAAGCACATGGTCGGCGTCATGCCACAGGCTTGGCCCCTAACTTTGTGCACAGCATGGATGCGTCACACTTGCACCTTGTATCAGCCGCCTGTGCTGACAAGGGCTTTGACCTAGCCATGATCCACGATGACTACGGTACCCACGCTGCTGACTCCGAGGAGATGTATCACATCATCCGTGAGGTGTTCGTTAAGATGTACGAGCAGAACGATCCTATCGAGGAGTTTGCTAGGGCATACCCAGTGTGCCCTGTGCCTCCCAAGAAGGGTACCCTCAACCTGCGAGAAGTGCTAGATTCGCACTACTTCTTCTCGTGATCCATATAACGCAAGCAACCAAAGGATTCGCATGACCATCGAAACCAAAACTATGGCTCGCCTGACCAAAGAGGTATATGAAGACTTGGAGAAGAAACTCCCAGCACCTGCGGTACAGCGAGACACCACTGACCTGCAAGCAGGTTTTCAATTAGGCATTCAGCATGTACTAAAACTACTGCGAGAAGGCTATGTCGTTGGGCGCTAATTACACGTTAGCCTCTGACTGTCCAGAACTGCTAGGCCTCCTGCCAGATATTGTAGATAAGTTCTTACTGCGCCGCCCCGACTATGCACGGGGCCGTGTAGAGCACGAGCTTATGATGGCGCTACGAGATGTGCACCCTGATGTGCACGCTATCGTAGGAGATGGCCGTTACTTAATGTTCTGTGGTATGGGCTACGGCTTTGCCAACGACGACAAAGTGTTATGTGAGCACTTCATTTACCACATCCCAGGTACACCTCTGGGCATGCGCAAGGCAATGCTCTCAATAGAGGAATATGCACAGGCCAATGGTTGCACCTCCATCATCATCGGCACTGACTTCGGTGATGCTGAGCGTGCACGCTTGCTTAGCCGCTTTGGTTACAAAGCAACTCATCAACATCTTACAAGGAAACTCTAATGGGTGGTACTGTAGAGAAATTGGTGTCCGTGCCTTTCAAGGCGCTGGGCATTGACCCGGCGGGGGACGCACAAGCGCAAGCAGACCGACAGGCTCGCATGATTAAAGAGGCTGCTGACGCACAAGCGGCACAGGCCCGCGAGACTGCACGTGGTGCAGCTATGCAGCAGGAGAACGCTGCGGCCCGCGCTAAGGTAGAGCAAGAGATTGCAGATGCCAAGGCACCCACTACTGCCTCTGAGGTAGAAGTGGTAGCAGCAAAGCGCACATCTTCAACGGCACGTAAGCGTGCTGCTTATCAATCAACCGCTACTCCAGCGGGCAACGTAATTCGGATTTAATCATGGGCGGCTCAGTATCTTCTGCACTCAAGGCAGTAACCAAACCAGTTCAACAAGTTGTCGGCTCAGTCGCACAGGCTGTCGGTATCACTCCTGAACAGCAGCAACAAGCGCAACCAACACAGCAAGTTGCAACAGACTCCACAGCACAAGGCACCGCCTCCGTGAGTGTGCAACAAGCATCACCACAAGCAGCCGCAGGTGCACAAGGTGGCGAGGCTGAGGTCAACATTGGCACAGGGCGCTTGAACCGCAACGTGGCTAAGGCACGTCAAAACTTCCGTACACCTCCTAGCAACACGGGTACTCCCGGTTCTAGCATCCGCATCTAAAGGCCACTATGAAGAACACCGCACTAGGCGAGTGGACTAAGTTGACTGGCTTGCGGCGTGGATTCATTAACCGCAGCGAGAAGTACGCTGGCTTCACTTTGCCGCGCCTCTGCACAGAGGACAACTACAAACAAGACAATGATGAACTGTCGCACGACTGGCAATCAGTAGGTGCACAGGCAGTCAATCACATTGTCAACAAACTCGTACTCGCTTTGTTTGCACCATCGCGTCCCTTCTTCCGCTTAGAGGCTAAGCCTGAATGGAAGAAGAAGGCTGTCGCGCAGGGCATCCCCGAGGCGGACATTGACGAAGCACTAGCCAAGGGCGAACAGCAAGCTATCAAAGAGCTTGACCGCCGTGGCACTGTGCGTCCCAAACTTTACCAGACACTAGCGAACCTCGTTGTGCTTGGTAACGCACTCGTGTACCTCCCTCGCAAGAAGGAAGACGAGATGCGTGTGTATGGCGTCAAGTCATATTGTGTGCGCCGCACTGCATCGGGCAAAGTCAAGACCATTCTCATTCGTGAGAAGGTAATGTACGATGAGCTTGAGCAGAAGGTGCAAGATTACTTGTTAGCAAACAAGGTCAAATGCAACCCTGAAACTGAGGTGCAGTTCTTCCAATGGATTGAACGGCAGCGTGACGGTAAGTACCGCATGTCTCAGTGGGTGGACACCAAGCGATTGCCAACTGAGTTCGATGGTTACTGGCCTGAGGACAAGTTACCCTACCGTGCCTTGACATGGCAGATCAGTGATGAAGCTGATTATGGCACGGGACTGGTGGAGGACTACTCCGGTGACTTCGCAGCTTTGTCTGCCCTTAGTGAGTCTCAGATCAAGGGTGCTATCCTATCCTCAGAGTTCCGCTGGCTGGTTAATCCCGGTGGCGTGACTAAGCCTGAGGACTTGGAGGAAAGCGAGAACGGTGCAGCACTGCCCGGCCTCGAAGGTGACGTGTCACTGATTGCCAACAGCAAGCCCGGTGATCTGCAAGTAGTGCAAGCTATTGCAGGTGACTATATCCAGCGCATTGGGCGTGGGTTCTTGATGAACAGTGCAGTCACTCGTGACGCCGAGCGTGTTACCGCTGAGGAGATTCGTCAACAGGCGCAAGAGCTTGAGACAAGTCTCGGTGGTACCTACTCGCGGATCGCTGTTGATTTCCAAGGGCCAGTCGCTGACTGGTTATTGCAAGCCGTTGAACTTGACTTGAGCAAGACGCAGATTGAACGTACGATTGTTACGGGCCTTGATGCGTTGTCACGAAGCGGCGACCTTGAATCAATGCGAGCAGCACTAGGTGATGTGGCAAGTATCGGTAGTCTGCCTCCGCAGATTACCGGGCCACTCAAGCTGGATGTAATCTACGCAACAATCTTCCACGGCCACGGCCTCGCTGCTGGTAAGTTCGTCAAGACTGCACAAGAGCAGCAAGGTGAACAAGCCGCTGCACAAGACCAAGCACAACAAGCAATGGTCGCAGAAACTGCCACACAAACGGCAGGCAAAGTAATCTCAGAAGGAGCTAAACCTCAATGAC